ACGAGCGCATAGCCTGGGCCAGACGCTCAGGCCTGACCGACGAGCGCATCGCCTTCCTGCTCGCCTGTCCGAAATATACCCGCACCGGGCGTAAAGACCAGCCCGCCTACATCAAGACCGACAACCCAAACCACCACCTCCAGAAGCTCGGCGACTGCTGGTGGCTGCGCATCCGCCGGCGGAAGACGAACATCGTCCACAACCTGGGCAAAGACCTCGAGACCGCCCGCAAGAACCGCGACGAGATGCTCGCGGCCTATGACGCCGGCAAACCCATTCCACACCTCGACCAATGAGCACCCGTGCCGCCAGGGGAAAGGCCATAAGTGCCGCCATCTATCAATTACGAAATAATGTCCGCACAAGGGTTGCCGCAATCATGTTTAACGTAGCACCCGGAAGTGTCGTATCTGCAAGAAACAGACTTGGTGCAAAAATAATGTCCACGAGAGAAAATCGGAGAATTTTCAACAACAATGGCTATTACTGTTTCCGTTATCGTACGTCCAATCTCAATGTTTACCACAGGCTTTCTGCTGACCTTGAGAAAGCACGAATAATGCGAAACAAAATCGAAAAGAAACTCGGACTTTCCAAATGAGCACACCAACCCGCTTCGTCGCCTTCGGTGATAACCACGGCGACATGGCTGACGAGAACGCCGTCGAGGCCCTGGTCGAGTTCATCAAGGACTACAAGCCGACCGTGCGCGTCCACCTCGGCGACTGCTTCGACTTCCGATCGCTCCGCCGTGGGGCTGGACAGGATGCCGAAGGCGCCGAGTCACTCATCTCTGACATCGAGGCCGGTGAAGCCTTCCTCGAGCGCACCAAGCCAACCGTCTACCTGATGGGCAATCACGAGCACCGCGCCCAAGCCCTCCAGAACACCTCCGGATCCGCCCTGGTGCGTGACTACTGCGCCGACCTCGAGGCCCGCATCAAGACCGCCGCGAAGAGCTGCGGAGCCAAGACCATCCTACCCTACCACGCCGAGAAGGGCGTTTACCGACTAGGTCAGGTCGCCTTCATCCACGGCTACGCCCACGGCCTGAACGCCACCGCCGAGCAGGGCAAGCACTACGCCGACCGCGGAGGCGCTCTGATCCACGGCCACACGCACACGCTCGCCCAGGTCAACTTGACCAAGGCCGAGGGCGGCGCCGCGTTCTCCGCCGGATGCCTATGTCAGAAGGATGCCATGGCCTATGCCTCATCCCGCCTAGCTACGTCAAGGTGGGGGTCAGGCTTTGCGGCCGGCTGGGTCGACGGCAAGGACTGGAAGGTCTGGCTCGTCCACCGCGTCGGCTCCCGCTGGGTCTGGACAACTGACCTCAAGGTCTTCACCCCGAAGGCCAGATGAAGCGCTTCGACGCCCACGCCCTCGTCGCCGCGATCAACGCCGACGACACCCCTGAAGGCTGGCACAAGACTACGGAGGTCGTCCGCCTCCTAGGCTATACGACCCGGGCCGGTGTCGCCCTGCCGCTCGCCCGCATCGTCAAGGCAGGCTACGCCGAGCAGAAGACCATCCGCCGAGGCCGTTTCATTTATCGCCTGTCGCCCAGGTTCAAGTCTTGGCCCGCCGCCAAGGCCGCAGCTGAAGCCCTGGACAAGTTCAAGGCCCCCAAGGGATGGGTCACCCTCTCCGAGTATGCGCACAAGCACCGGCGCACCGTCCGCGGCGTGCAATACCGCATCGACGGCATGGCCCTACCTGTCCGCATCCTCCGCAACCCTCGGAGCGTCCCCTACTACCGCAAGTCCGACCTCGACCGGGTCTGTCGTTAAAACATTTGACGCAGGGCCTCCACGCCCCCATCCCTCCCCTCCTCTCTTCTCATGATCCCGCCGAACAACGTCGCCGCGGAACGCCATCTCATCGGCGTACTCCTGCGTGATGCTCTCCCCTTCCCGCCCGACCTCAAGGCCTCCGACTTCTTCGACCCTACGCATCAGGACATCGTGGGGGCCGTGCTGTCCCTGGGCGTCGACGGCATCCCTGCCGACGAACTGACCGTCACCCAGAAGCTGCGCGAGATGAAGTCGCCGGTCGAAGCCGGCACGGTCTCGCTGATTGTCACCGACGCGGGGACGAACGCTTACCGCCCCGAGCACGTCGACCTGATCACAAGCGCCGCCCTGCTACGTCAGGCCGCAGACGCCGCGGCGAACGCAACCGACCCGGATACCCTCCTCGAGCATTATGCCCGCCTGTCCGAGCGGCGCAAGGCCACCAAGCGCGAGAAGGACACCGGCGAATGGTTCGACCTCGACGCCCTCGACGCCTTCAACCCGCTCGACGACCCGACCGTCCTCGTCGGCAAGGCCCGCCGCTGGCTGTGCCAAGGTTACGCGGTCAGCATCGTCGGCTTCTCCGGCACCGGCAAGTCCTCCCTGATGATGCAGATCGCGACATCGTGGGCCCTGGGGCAATCGACCTTCGGCCTGACTCCCGTCCGCCCGCTCAGGACGCTCATCCTCCAAGCTGAGAACGACGGCGGCGACATCGCCGAGGCATGGCAGGGCTCGACGTGCAAGATGACCGAGAGCGAGAAGACCAGGCTCAAGCAGAACATCGCCATCGTCCGCGACACAAAGCACATCGGCACGGCCTTCCCTGAGTTCCTCGAGAACCTCATCGTGCGCCATCAGGCCGAGGTCGTCTGGATTGACCCTCTGCTCGCCTACGCCGGCTTCGACATCGCCGACCAGTCCCTGACGACCGACTGGCTCCGCACGCAAGTCGACCCTGTCCTCAAGCGAACCAAGTGCGCCATGATCTACATGCACCACACGACCAAGCCGAAGTCGGCCGACGACCTGGACACGATGACGCCGTCTCAGCTCGCCTACCTAGGAGCGGGGAGCGCCGAGTGGGTAAACTATTCAAGAGACGCCGGGTTTTTGTACCGCACCAAAGGCGAGCCCGCCCGGTACAAGTTCGGCTTTTCCAAGCGCGCCTCCCGTTGCGGCCTTCAGGACATGGACGGCAACTGGGCCAAGTCCGGCTTCGTCTACCTCCAACATTCCCCCGAGGCCAAGGTGCTCCGCTGGGAATACGCCCCGACCGCTGGCTCCGACCCCGCCCCCCAGCGTACCGATTCCAGCCCCGCCAAGGGCCCTAGGAGCCGTCCTGACTACGTCTGAGGGGTAGGACACCCCTGACCGCCCTAAATGACCCCTCAGCCCTCTAATCATGACCTCGTCGCTAGGGTATGCAACTCCGTCTACCCTAGGGTAGTTATTTATACTTCTACCCCCTATGCTGGCGCACGGGGGAAGATAAATAATATTCAGGCCGCACCTTCCCGAGTTAACGCCCCATGCCCCGGATACTGACCGACAAGCAACGGGCCTACCTCGCCCTCAGGCGCAAGATATCCGAGCGGCGCAAGTGGCTCTGGAAGCACAAGCACAAGACCATGGAGAAAGGCCGCGTCAAGGCGACCGCTGAGGCCACCGAAATCAGAGACAAGGCTAAGACCTACCTCCTTGAGACCGTAAGAGATTGGCCGGCAACCCTGACACCCGCGCAGCTCGACGCCCTGCTCCTGGACATCCCTTATACCCGCAAGGGTAAGAAACGCCGCAAGCGCCGAGACTCCCTGATCCGCCGGCTTAGGCTTCTCGGACTCATTGAATATATCCCAAGGAGGAATACTTGGGTGAACCTTTGCACCTTGATACCGAGAGAAGATGGGCAACCTAAACCGTAATGGCGAAACAACTGCACGACCTTGAGGCTCCTCATAAGGATGCCCGGTCGTTCGATGCCTGGTACTTCTCCCTGCCTAAGGCCACGCAGGACAAGATGCGGGAGGCGGGCGTGCTCCCTTACCGCGAGATGGTCCAGCCCCGCCGCGTCTGCGAGGTCCAACCATGGCGCCGTATCTGGAACTCGACCGAGCAAGAGCAGCGCGTGGAGACGGATTCGTTCATCAGCCGCGAACACGTCGGCGCAATGCTCAAGGCCTTCATCGATGCGCTGGCCATGACCGACGAGTACCTGGTGCGTCGGCACGTCGAGCTCGTCAGATGGGCGCTCGACCTACCCGGTTGTCTGCCCGCGCCTGACATCGCCCGGATGTATGACGTGAGCAAGCAAGCGATCCACAAGCGGGCCAAGCTGATGCGTGAGCAGTTCACGCCTGACGCCCTGGGGGAGTGGACCGGGCAACACGCCACGCCTGCTGCTCAAACCGTGGCGAAAAACTTGCGGAAACCTAAGAAAACAAAAGGGAAACGATGAGAAACGCCCCCAATACCACCCGCCAAGGAATCTCTTCGGGATTGCCGTTTGCGTGCGTGGCCTGCCAC